ATCTTGACCGGATCTGTACCAGATACCTCGTACACTCGATCACGCAGTTTGAGCGTCATGCCAAGCCGCCGCCAGAATACGCGGTGCTGGTAGACGCCAATTTTACCCATTGGGGACCAGTGTTCATTAGACCAAGTGTGACCACCATCATCTGACCAACGCAGCATAGCTTTGGGATCAGATCCGATTGTAATCACTTCAGCTACAGACAATAGATAAACACCATCTTCGGTCGTAAGATACAACCCAGATTCAGTAGTTAAATATACGGGATCTACACCGTCAATATTGTTAATACCAACACCAGACTCGCAATCCAGTTGTAGGCTATGGTGCGCTGTACGGTTTAGGTTATTCTGCCCAGTAGCCAACGCTCGCCAAGAGCGCAGCCATTTCTGCGCGCTGCCGTTGTCAGCGTAAACATCTAGGTCAAAAGCGTACAGGTTGCCGTTGGCATAATCGCCAACAACGACTTCGCTGTTGTACGCCATCTGACAGTTGCTGCGATGCCGTGTAAAGCTACCGTTGTCAAAGCCAGCCCGCTCATGCCACGCCTGAGTTGATACGTCGTACACCCAAGTGGCGTTGGCCGATGGAAACGTCAGAACGTAAAAAGAGTGGCCTTCCTGTTGGTATGTGTAGGCAATCGCATCGCTGATGTTGCCGTACTGGGCGATTGCGTACTCAATCGCGTGGGTGCTGATCCGTTGGCCCGAATAACCTTGCGAGCGGTAAACGATGCCTTGACCGCGAGCGTCAGCACCCAACCAGAACAAACCGTTGTCTAGTTTGGCGACCGAGAATGTTGCAGCACAACCAATCTCGTTATACGCGCCTTGGATGCGTTGCAACGGAAAGTCTGCGTTGCCAGCGTCGTAGTAAACCTCAACCGAGTTAGTCCCAAACAACCACGCTTCGCGGTGGTCAACAATCATGCTAACCAGATTGTCCGGGCTACCTTCTGCGCTGGCAAACTCTAATGGGTCAATTGAAGTGCCATCCAGCAGCGTAGTTACCCAGACCTTTTGACTGTTGGGTTCAATGAAAACAAAATACCCGTCAAGGTAGCCAACGGTCAAAGCGCCGGGAAAGTCTGGGTCCGTGATCGGACCAAAGTCGCCCGTGCTGTTGTTGTAGATGTAACTTGGCCCACCGCAAGCAATGAACAATTGCGTGCCGTTGTCCACCATGCTAACGGGGCCTGTGCCCGATACCGTACCAATCACTACCGGCGTTCCAAACCCTGCCATTGAATAGAGTTTGTCGCCGCTGACAATGTAAGCAACACCACCATACGTCCATAGTCCCCGAACGGGACCATCACCAGCGGTGGTCAGCAACCGCAGTCCTGGCGCTCTGTTTAGAAACGCTGGTTCTTTACCGGCTTCGGGGACAATCTCAGGGAAGAGATTGACCATGCGGTTGTCGGCAGCGTTGATGCTCCGAGCAACATACGCCGATCCCAGAATCGGCGTCTTCATCAGTAATTACCGGCGTAGATGTTGAACCGCTGGCGCGTTGCAACGATTGCGTAAGGCATCGACATCACATCGTCAGGATTGTTGATGCGCTTCAGATTACGCTTGCTGGTCATAGCAATTCGCTTGACCTGCTCTGATGGTTCAACACCAAACTCAGGCGCGATCTCCATCGCCAAGTTGTAGGTGAACGCCCGCAAGTATCCTGGGGGAAACGCTAGGATGGTTGCCAGCGTTGCGGGTTCGGACAATTTATCAACGCTGACAATATGCCATTCCAAAACCCTTGTGGGTTTGGGATAGATCGTCATCGTAATGTTGGGGTAAGTCATGTTTACAAACATGACCTGCGGATAGGTAGACGTTACCGTCTTGACCGCAATTCCGTCGTACTGCTGCTGATTGATTAGCTTGATGCCGTAGCTGACGTTGGTAGTTGCATCGCGGAAATACGTCGCGTCATCCACTAAGATCGGACGGTTACCTACAAAATCGCCAGTCGGGCCAAGCGTCCGAGTAATTAAATCTGGAGGCCAGTTAAAGACTTGATCTTGTGTGCTGAACACCGACAACCGCTCAGTGTTCCAACTGTCAATCATCTGATTCATTGCCATCAATGAATCTTGAGACACCGAGGCCGAAGTTGTTTCACCTTCTGCTAGGACACCCAACAAACGCAGGGCGCGGTTGATCTGATCACCAGCGGAATATGTTGCCATCGTAAACCTCAGAAGGTGGGGCCGAAGCCCCGCCGTTTAGACAGTGCAATGAATGATAGCAAAGTTGATGACAATTGCTTCAGACAAAGTGCCGCCCGAGATGTTTCGCAACGTAATACTAACCGATCCAGAAGCTAGAGAGTTAGCAAAAACATTGTACGAACCAGGGGTTGTTTGACCACCAGCAATAGTCAAAATTACTGCATCGTTTGCGCTAATCAAAGAATTGTTTAGTGTAAACGTAGCATTCGTGGAAGTCGCCAACGATGCGTTATTCATCGTAATTTGACCGGCGCTTTTGTTCAGCGTAACGGCAGTAGATTTGCTAGTTGCTTGCGTAACCGTACCCTGTGCCGCCGCAGAGTACCCAAGTTCTTGACTTGCGTAACAAGTCGTAAACTCAGGGTCGGAATATGCGACCCCAATTGCTTGCGTATTAGGCATAATAATTCCTTAAAAAAGGGGAGAGCTTGTGGCCCTCCCCCTTGGTTTAGCCCGCGATGCGGTACAAAGTCCAAGAACCGTCACCCGTTTTGCGAGCACGGAACAAAGCCCCGGTGTTTTCCAAAACCACCATGTTGCCAAGCAATGTCCAGCCGGTAGCGGTAGACAACGTAAGCTGATACGCGGTGTCATCAACTGCTACTGCAAAGTCAAATGCAGCATTGACTTTGGCGGCGCTGCTAATTGCAGCTTCCAGATCAGCAACGGTTGGCAGCGTAACCACGGTGTCAGCCGAGGTGTTGCTGGTGATCAGACCGTTAGCCAGTTGAGCACCCGTTAGGGTTGCGGTGGTTGCGGTAATCGCAGTCGGTGCGCCTTGAACGATGAGTTGGGCTTCGTTGATGTTGCCATCACCGATTTGATACCCACCTGCGCCATTGGGAAGAGCCATGATATTTCCTTAAATTAAGAGGTTCAACCCCAGAGGCGACAGGCCATCTGTGGACGGATTGTTGAGAAGCCATACAGAACGTCAATACGACATGGCAAACGGTCGTTGTTAATATCGTACTGGCGCACGACACGCAACGAAATGCCGTTATGTACTGCGCGTGCAGCCATATCAACACCCTGCGGCAGCAACAAGTCAGCCGTAGCGAACGTGATTGCGTCCTTGTGGTAGACCAAGTTCTGTGGATACTGGGTTGATGCAGTTCCAACAAACGTGATGACCGCGCTGGTAGCCGGGAACGCATCAATGGTAGCCAAAGCATTTGCCGACGTATAAAGCGCCGGGGAAATTGCCAAGGTCATTGAAGTGCCGGAGGTCACGCTGTTGTCAGCGGTCACAACGAACTGTTGAAGCGAACCAGTTGACTCACGGGTCTGTGGGTTGACTGCATACACGCCAGCGATGGTGAAAACGTCGCCTTGCTTAACTGTCTTGGTCCCGCTAGAGAACGTAATGGCGAGGGTCGATTGACCTTCGGCAAACGTGGCGCTTGCGGAAACAATTGGTGAAACAGGGAAGTTACCCGTGGTGTGCTGCTTGATTGACTGAGACATATTGATCTCGTCGTAGCCCAACACGCCCGTACCCATCATGCCGTTCTTGAACTGCTTGCTGATGGTATCAACTGGGTTAAACAGGCCTTTCAAACCCTCAACCAAACCGGCGTTAGCAGCGGGGTTAACCGTTGCATAACGTGGGTTCATGACAGCGGCGTTCTCGTTCAGTTTCTGTTGAGCTTGCAACAGAACCAGCGAGGAGGCTGGAGTCGTGCCTGGAGTGCCAACCGTGTTACCGATAGATTTGTACGCATTGGCCACATCTGCATCAATAGAAGATGCCAACTGCGAGATACGCGGCTTGAGAACGCGCTCTGCGAAGTCATCCAACTGCATGGTCAGTTCGGCAGAAGTGAAGTTCACGCCGATGTGCTTCTGGGTTGAAACGGTCAGGGTGGTGAACTGCTCGTTGTCGTCCTGAACTTGCAGAGCAGCACCGTCAGTTACCAGAGCGCGGTCGGGCAGACGAATACGCAGGGTCGAACCGATTTTAGCGCCTTCAACAGCGAAAGAATCGTCGTACTGGCGGTTGACGTTACGGGTAAGAACCAGATTGTTTTCCAAGATCTCCAGGGCCTTCCTGGTGATCATGTCAATCGTAAGAATGCTATTTGACATGGTAATTCCTAAAAGAAGTTAGCGATTCTGA